TTTATTGATTTTACTCTTGTCGTCTTTAACGGCGTCCTTTTCGTGTTCTCCCTTTTCCTTCTTGGAGTCACGCTTAAGTTCTTTCTTGTTAATCTTGTCCCACTGCTCTTTTGTTTTGGCCGCTTCTGAAGAGTCTTTCACAGGGACGCATTTTTTCTTGTCTGCGCTTACCTCGTATCCCGGTTTGCATTTAGGTGGATAACCAGCTTTTTCTTCGGCGAGGAGACCACTTTCTTTATACTGGAGGATTTGGCCACTAAAATCGATCTCTTTCATTCTATTAATGATTACACTTATTTTTGGGTTCTTTCCATTAATTTTGGATACCTTCCAAATGGTGGGGGTTTTGACTTTCCGAGATTTTCCTCGTCTTTATAATACTCAAACTCTATATCGACAAAGGCGGGAATCTGGATTCTTACTTTTTCCAAACGCCCTTTCTCGTCAATTCCTCCCGACTTACAAGAGCACAGAAATACCACAATTATCAGGACTATCTTTTTCATCTTTTTTTAGGAGGCGTTTTAGGAGCAGGTTCTACTTCAGGTACCACTCTAACTTTCATGGGGGGCGGATAAATAGGGACTTCTTCGATGCCTACGTAACCGGGGTCTCCTCCAGTAGGCAGGTAAGGGACTTTACCGTTTTGCATTAGTTTTTTTTCAATTGTTAACTGTTTAAGTTGCTCGTTTGGGACGACCATTTTTGAGGCCCGATCTGTCATGTAAAAGCAGGTAGTTCTTATACCCACTCTTACTATTCTCGCTTGACGCCCCGATATGTAGATTATATCATCATTATTGAAGTCGTTCCCCATAAAAACCATTATGGCTTGGGCAAAATTCATTATCATATCTTTGGCAAGGATAGCTCCTAGAGCCGCGAGGACAAACCATCCGTATTCTCCTACTAAATCTTGAGCCACTTTCTCGGCTTGGTCTGGGTTTAGTCCTCCTTTTCCCATTAAACCAACAATCTGGGGAGCAGCATTGGTAATCTCGTTCATAACTTTACTTCTGTAATTACACTAATTTGGTGTAAATTACATTGATGCCGAAAGTAAAGAGTCCAAGGGGTCTTGAATCCCTTGAAATTTTGGACGGAAAGGTGAAAGTTCACCAAAGGGAAACTCTTAGACAAAAAGATACCTTTTATATAGACGAACTTAACTGGACAGAGAAGCAGAAAAAATTCATAGATCTATCCTTAGGAAAAGACACTAGAGTAATTTTATGTAAAGGACCCGCGGGAAGCTCGAAAACTCTCATGGCGGTTTACGCTGCTCTTAATTTATTAAATTTAAGCAAGTTATCGGATATAATATATATGCGATCTGCCGTAGAGAGTTCTGACTCCAGACTTGGTTTTCTGCCCGGAGATGCTGATGAAAAACTCCATTACTACAATCTACCTTTCATGGACAAACTAGACGAATTGCTCCACGAAACCACAGTCAAAAAACTCCAGAAAGAAAAGAGGGTGTCTATCCATCCAGTAAACTTTGCTCGAGGAATGAGTTGGAACTCAAAAGCTATAATTATGGACGAATCTCAAAACAGTTCTATCAGAGAGATAGTCACCGTATTAACGCGAATAGGAAAATATTCTCGCGCTTTTATATTGGCAGACCCAATGCAGACAGATCTTAAAAATGGAAATAGAGGGGGTTTTGACAAAATCTTTGACGTCTTCGACAATGAAGAAAGTCGAGAGATGGGAATAGAAACCTTCGAATTCACCGCAGAAGACATAGTCCGCTCTGAACTAACCAAATTTGTTGTTACTAAAATCGCAGAGTTGGAAACTATTTAATTTGTTTGTTTATTACCCCTGCGAGAACGGAAGAGAACTTTCTTACCTCTCTTTCGCTTTTGTCCCAGAAAAAGGCGTGAGTTACTTCTTCTATTAAAGTGCTTAATTTCCTGCGTTTTTTAAGGGTGGGGTCAACTAGAATCTTGGGATTTTTTAGATCTGGAGAATAGCACAGTCCATCAGCATTATAAGTATGATGGGGTTTTTTCCACAGTAGTTCGTATTCTATGCCGTCCGAATTCTTGAATTTGATATTTTCCATACACCTATAACATACACTTTTTTTGAAAAAATGATTATTACTGGTAGAATAGTGTAATAAGCTTATATGAAAGTGTACTGTTCAACTTGCGGATCTGGGACCACCTACACCATGACGAAACCTAAATTTTGTAGTTCGTGTGGTGGAGCTTTTTCCGCGTTGGCTAAAGCTCCCGCCAAAAGAGTGTTCAAGGCTAACCCACAGAACCCAGTCGCAACCGTTCAGGAAGAAGTCGAAGAAGAAGAATTCGAAATGCCAAACATGGACAAACTTGAGATAGATATTAATACATCTAGGTCGTTCGGAATTGTGTCATTGAAGGATTTAGCTGTCGGTGAGGCGCAGCAAAATGATGGTTACGTGAGGGAATCGGATCCTACTTATTCCAAAGAGTCTTTCTCTGAAGACTTTAGAAGGGACGCGGGATCATCTCGAAACCATGAGTCGACGCAAGAAACCTAAGTTTGAAGAATTAATTGATCAAATAGATCTAGAAATAAGAAAAAGAAAATCCAAGTGGAACCTAACGGCCCTTTCGTGGATGGACTTTGATGACGTTTCTCAGATTTTAAGAATTCATATTTTCAAGAAATGGCATCTATACGACATCAACAAACCTCTTAATCCATGGATCAATCGTATAATTTCCAATCAGATTAAAAATCTTATTAGAAACAACTATGGGAATTATTGTCGTCCATGTTTAAAGTGCGCTGCGGCTGAAGCCGGGGATTTATGTTACATATACGGAAAGCAATCTGAAGCGTGCCCCCTGTATGCAAACTGGACAAAAACTAAAAAACAAGCTTACGATGCGAAGTTACCAGTTTGCATCGATGATCATTCTCACGAGATTAATTCGGCAGAGTATTCTGGGTTTGACGTGCTCGCAATGATGGAAAAGCTTAATGTCAAAATGGAGGAAACTTTAAAACCGGCCGAGTGGAGAATATACAAAGCTCTTTACATTGATAACCTATCGGAGGAGGACGCCGCTACCTTAATGGGGTACAAAACTAACGAAAAAAACAGGGTCCCGGGTTACAAGCAAATTAAAAACGTTAAAAAGTCAATAATCCAGAAGGTAAAAAAGATGTTAAATGATGGGGAGATAGAAATAATATGAGCGCCCAAAGCATAGACCTAGATGAGAATCAGCAGTTAGCGTTGCTTAATGAGTGGAACAATCGACCGGATGATCCACCCTACATCAAGGAATTAATTGAATTAGTATTCCCTGAGGTACCCGAAGATAAGAGGGACGGAAGGTCAAAATACGGAAGAGCTGTGAAAAAATTTCTCGCAGAGAAGAGCCTTAAGGCTAAGGTATCCCACAAGTACTACCCAAAAGAGAAAACCGAACTTACCGAAGATCAGAAAGAATTTATAACAAATAATTGCGGGGCCATGAAGCCTATGGAGCTGGCTCGGATCACTTTCGATGACCCTACCATTTCCCCCTTGGATCTTAGGTACAAAGTGTTGTTTGATTTTCTCAAAACAATAAACAACAAAGTTAAATATTCTGACGTAACGGATGAGGAGACAGCGGCGGAAGCGGGCTATTCTCCACCGAAGTCAGAAGCCAGAGCCCTAGTTAGAGTAAACAAGTATGTTTATAACGGAATTGACAAAGATAAGGTCACCACGAAAATAAAAAGAAATTTGTACACGTTAATTGGGTACATGCATACCTTTCGTTTTCTTCACCAAATCGGAACCTATAATATCGAGACGGATAGAGAACTATTTGAAAGTAGTTTTGTTAGATATACGTGGGATAAACCTGATCTCACCCAAGAGGAGGTAGACCAGTATATTGTCCTCTCTGCTGAAGTCGTTATTGCTTCCAATATCCAACGACGAGTTGAGAGATTACAGCAGCTACTAGATCAAAACGCTGAAGATACAGAAGGCCGACGGATGGCCATGAGCTTGGTGGAAGCTATCAACACTGCTCAAACAGAATACAACCAGTGCGTAAACCGACAGACGAAACTGCTCAATGAGCTAAAGGAGAATCGAAGCCATCGAATGAGCAAGATGATGCAGGAATCCTCTTCCATATTGAACCTCGTAGAACTTTGGAAAGATGAAGAGTCTAGACATAAAATGATTAAGATAGCTGAGCTTCGAAAGAAGAATGTCTCCAAAGAAATCGAGAGGCTGACCTCTATGGAGGAAATCAAATCTCGTATTATGGGAATCAGCGAAGAGGAAGTTTTAAATGGTTGAATGTAACGTTTGCAAAAAAGAATTCAGAGAAGACAAAAATCTTCACTTACATATAAAAGCTCACAAGCTGGCAATAGGGAGCTACTACCACACCCAGTTTCCTAAGTATGACCTACACACCAAGGAGCTAATAAAATTTAAAAATAAAGAGCAGTATTTCTCCGCAGACTTTAACACCAAAAGAAATTTAAAAAGTTGGCTGAAAAACGCTTCCTTGGAAAAAGCCAGAGAGTATTGTAAAGGGCTCCTAGTAAAAAGAAAGAAGGAAAAAAGTTTAGAGTATACCCCCACGGAAGTAGAGCTTCGAACACTTTTGGTTCCTCCTATCTCTTATTACCAAACAATTTTCAAAGACTACTACAAGCTATGCGAAGAGATAGGCCTTAAAAATAAGCTCTGCCCTTTACCCAAGCAACGGCAGGATGGAAAAATTAAATTCAAAGAGGAGTTTAATGATGAGCATCTTATCTATGTTGATTCTAGAGAGCAAAATCCCCTAAAGATAAAAGACTTCCCTACAGAAGTTAAGGGGTTGAAGTTTGGAGACTACTGCCTTAACGACAAAGACAAGACGGGGAACTGCTACATCG